ATGCTCTTGGCAAATTCATCAATATTTCTTGTGTCATCAATGGAATCGTTAAACTGTTTGATTGCATATACCGCACCGCCAACAACGGCAGTGAAGCTCAAAACGTAAGGGTTTAAAAGAAAAGCTCCCGCCGCTAAAGCCGCAGATTTAGCCATTGAAGCTAAAGCGACTGCGAGACCTTTAACGCCAAGCCCCGCTGATACCGCTATCTGTCCTATCTGCGCTCCCTGTTGAGCGAAAATAGTCATAGGTCTTTGCCCAGACATGAAGCCGACAAAAACATCATTAAGCTGATATGAGAGATTCAACATTTCATGCCGAGCAAAGCGGGATTTATCGCCCGTCATGCCAAGGACTTTACTATAGGCATTAACTCTATTAACACCCATAGCATAAGAGGATTCTATACCTTCGAGAGCAACACGATAAGCATCGCTACTTCTTTCAGATACATGGAAAACTTGATTCAAGTTCTCCAGCGCGATCTTTCGCTGATTTTCAAGTCCTGAGAGAGTATTTGAATGAGCAACGAGTTTATTAACAGCCTTTTCGGATGTTTTCTCAAGTTTGGTATAATAATTCGACATCCGACCCATTACGCCCTGATAAGCCGAATCCAGACCCGCTGTTTGGGTAACGAGTCTACTAACAGTCTTTCTTGATTGAGCGACAGCACTTTCCGATGTTTTCTCAAATTTGGTATAATAATCCGACATCCGGCTCATTGCTTCTTTATAAGCTGAATCCTGATTGGTGGTTATCGTATTCAGGCGTTTTTGAAAGTCGGTCATTGTTTCGCCCGCTTTCCGCATGCCTGCCTGCAAATTGCCTGTGTCCGCAACCATATTAAGCGTCAATGTGCCTAAAGATTTGCCCGCCATATTATCACCAAATAGCCATCATTTCTTCTAAGGTTATTTCTCTTTCTTCCGCTTTTTCTGTAGGTTTATCCTCAAAAGGCAGGAAGTCATATATATCAACATCTTTTGAGTTTCTGCCATGTACTTGGTGGAACAAATAGGTCAATGTCCCGATCGCTCTTTCTAAGCGGAGGTTAGTATTAAGACAACCTCTTTTCTTGCGGTATTTCACCCAAGACAATACCTCTTTATAAGATAGATTCTCTTTGGCTTCCTGTACTGTGCGACCACCAATACCGCACAGTACAAGTTCATGCCAAAATTCATCATCAAAGGTTAATTCTTGCTCTTCTCCGCTTCCATCTTTCCCAGATTAACTTCACCTATGGCATTAAGCAAGGCAAAGGTTAAGCCTGCGTCCAATGCTCCACGATCGGGATCGGAAGTGCCCGCTATATCCTCATAAGAGAATATAGGATTACCGTTTTCATCGCATATGCAAAGAGCGATATTCCGAGCGGCTTTCTCTGCATTATCGGATTCCAGTACACCGCTTATCACGTTCGCATATGAAAAAGGTTTAACGTAGACATCCGCCTCAAATTCCTCCCCCTTCATATTCTTCCATGTAACGGTTTTCTTCTCCATACCGCCAACAAATCCGCCGGCAGCTTTTACAGTATCGATATTAAGCGTTTTAGCCATACATTAAGCCCCCTTCGGATATAACCAGCCCCGACCACTGCGCTGGACGGTAATTGCAGATTGAACGACCGTATTTGCCTGAGCATCAAAAGGGAAATCCGATATATACCCTCTACATTTAAACCATGATCTTGTTTGAGGAAGCGAGAAATCGACCTTGCCGTCACTATCTACTGTAACGGTAGGAATTCCGCTACCATCAGCCCAGCCATATGCGAAGACAAGGTCTGTGTATGCGGGATCGTCTGATTCGCAGGCTTCGAACATTCTTACATGGCTCTCCTTAGAGGGGTCAGCGTTCACTGGAAAAGAGGATTGTCCGGGTGTTCTCAGTCCACCGACATACTTTCTGGTTGTGTCACCGAGGCAAGTTGTTTCAATATTGTCCTTTGGATTGCCTCCTCCGTTGTAGCTAAGTATACATTCTACTTCCACAACCTCGTAATTCCCTGTGGGTTCAAGGTCGGAATCGAGGATCGGAAGTGCTGTATATAATGCACTTCCTTGAGTTTTGACAGCCATTGCAGCCTCCTTTTATTATCTATTTATCATCCATTCCACCGTAAAAGAAGAACGGAAATTCTTTGTTTCGGGATCAACGGATTCACCGTTGTAGCCTATAATGTAGCACTTATCTTCTATCGCATACTCTATAGCGTTTGCAACACTGCGGGCATCCGATGAAGTTTTAGCATAAACATCAACCTGAATTAAATGCGTTTCAATATCAGGACGACATGAAAGATAGTTCTCAGGAGAACCACTTACCAATTGCCATACGGCATAAGGATATTGAACATTCTGCGGAGCTTCGCCGAACATGAATACTCTCAATATATTATCAGAGCCTTTAAGAAGGCTTGTGACGCCTGTATTACTGTTACATGCGGCAAAAATAGGAGCAGTTTTCATTTAAATTTACCCAATGCCTTCTCTATCTCTTTTCTCATTTCCGAAGCGAATATTTCCATAGCTTCTTCCCCGCCCTCAGTCATTGCAGGACGCATAAAAGGTTTGGCGGCTGAATGTTCAGTACCGAATTCAACCAACCTCCAATACCATGTATCACCGCCGGGGTTATCTCTATTAGGGTTCATTATCTCGCCTTGTTTGCTTAAATCTTTAGCCCCGCCGAGAACACCTATCCTGTAGCCTATATTGCCGCCCGCCCGCTGAGGGTATTTCATTGCTCTTACTGCGATATTGAGGAAAATCTTTTCTGGTGTTTCCGGTCTATCTATAGCCTTGGCTTTTACGATAGCTCTATTCTTTATGCTCCTAGCCGCTTTATAAAGTGCGTTTCTTGCGGGCTTTCCTGCCTCATTTCCGCCGAGAACATCAGATATTTCCTTCAAATTAACGTATATATCCGCTAAACCATTAAGATGAAACTTCGCATTTATCATTTTAATTACTCCGTAATGCTAGCTTACAGGACGATATTTCCCAAGGTCTGGGCTTGCCATGAAAATATATCAGTGACGTCTCTTTTGGCAGTCTCAGCATTTTATTAGCTACCTGAGCTTTATAACTCAAGCATTTATTACCGAAAAAGTCAGGTTTTTCTTTTAAATGATGCTCAATAAAACTTTGATCACCCCATTTCATTGTTGTGGTATATTCACGATGAACCACATCAGCCCCAATACCTCTATATTCTTCCGTAAGGTATGAATAATCGCCCATCCATGACATAACACCGGAGCCTACATGCCCTTTGCGGTACACGTTTTCAAGCATTGTAAAGCCTTTTGTTGTTCTGAACAACGTATTTAATTTTCCAACGCATACTGTATCAATATCCATATATAAAGTTGAACCTTCCTTAAAAAGTTCAAACAGAAGCATCTTTCCCCACCATTTAGGCGGTAAATTCTCCATATAAATAGGCTTAATGTTCTTATGCTCTATATTCATATCAGTTAAGCAGTAGATCTCAAATTCAGGGTTATGTTTTACTATCCCGTTAACAAGATGGTAAAGATAATGCTGTATAAAATCTCCGCCCGAACGCAAAAGAGTTACTATTCGCATAACCAATCCTTTAAAGACATCTGAGGGATTGCGTCCAGCTTCCCACATGAAACCACATTTATCTGACCCAAAGCAGAAGCAAACAAAGCTCCTAAATGCTTTAATTCTCCTGAAAAACCACCGCTTACTCGCTTGCTTTTATCGCCGTCCACCCCTATTAGAGCCACATCCCTAAAACCTAGATGATAAGCCAGTCCTAAAGCCCCGTAGGAGCTATTTCCCGTGCTGATACACCCTTCCCTAGTATCTAACCCTAATACGCATGAATAACGCCATAAAACCCATTCCACGCTGTTTTTATCCTCAGGTTCTACCCCTCTGCCTGAGATCCGCTGATAACGATTAATCCCTTCTGGTAAAATATAGCCATTATCCACTGCGGCGCAATAAATAACACCTTTGCGCCTGTTTAACATCCTTCTCTGGTTGTCCGGATGCGGGTCAAGTGTAAACCAATAATCCGCCCTATCTATCCATTCTATCACGCCGTTAACGGCGATTACAGTAACATTTTTCGGAGCTTTAAACCCCTGCGCACTCTGACCATCAGCAACGATAATGCATTTACCCTTCATTAACGCCCTCACTCACGGGAAGCGTTATATATTCCAATCCAGACTTAGGGTCTGTCAACACTCCAGCGATATTATATATCTTATTTCCGTGTACGATCCTCATGGTTGCATCAATATCATCTCTGAATCTAATCGTTATCCTTGCGGAGACCTTTGACTGAACAGCCTGAGCCGCTATAAACTCTCTTGCGGATAAAGGCTCTATACTTGCCCATACATCAGCCAGTTTAGACCACGTATATGTAACCGCTCCGGTAATATTATCCTGAGCAGCGGTTTTCTTCTGTATCTGTACTTTATGACGAAGCTTGCCCGCTTTCATACGCCAAGATTCCTTCTATGAAAATGCAGAAGTCTTTCAACGGTCTTATTCGGCGAATAATCCGCTCCTGAACCGGATTCCCTGTTTTCAAACAAATCCCCGATCACGAGCAGAACCGCCGCTCTGAATGATGGATTTAAACCATTGGAATCCATAGGTATATCCGTATCAATAAATCTATGGCAATAATCAAGAGCAGCTTCATACATCAACTCAATCTGCGGGTCTTGTTCCGAATCGGGCTCTTGAGAAACCCTAAGATGATATTTAATATCTTCCAATGGTATTAACATAAAACATCCTCAAGGACAGCCTTTGGGAAAACCTTTAAAGCCGTATCTCTTGT